CCCATCATCGGCCCCGCTTGTCCACGTACTCTACCTGTTAGCAGATGATAGAGCTTCCCCGCAGGGGTACTACGTCCTGTCATCACTAAGGCCTAGGACATTCGTCCATTCTAGAACCCTTCGTTAGACAGAGGCAAGGAGAGAACAAAGACATCAAGGAACGCCGGCGTTGCTGGTAATGTTCCAGTGCCGTCAATATATATTTGCGCCCCATTCACATCATAACCATCAATGGTCACAACAATTTGGTAAGATGCTACTTTGGAATTGTTCGTGCCAGCACTAGGTGCAGCAACCACAATTCCATTACCTAAAGCCCACACGCTTTGTAACGTGCAGTTGGTATATGTCAATGTTGGGAATGAGATGTTGGCTGCCGCATCGCCAATCCAATTGATTGTCACAAGGAAACGTCCAGCCATAATAGCGGACGGGAACTGAATTGTGTCCCAAGCGCCCCCGGTATTAACTACCGTCACGCCAAGATCTCCAAGTGGTGCGGTTTGGATGGACCCAAGCACATCATTCGCGGCTACATAAGGTCCATTTGAAATATGAGTAAATTGACCAGGCCAAGTGCCACCACTGTCAATTCTCGGTTTCAACAGCTCAACATCATACGTCACATAAAGATTACCGATGGTTGCAGCAGCCTGCATACCCACCGTTGCTATTTGAAACAACCCCATATCATACATGAGGTAATCCTCCGTATTACTCAATACACCAGTGCGAACGAACCTCCTTTCCAAATTAGAAAGTGCAGGTTTGCACTCTATCGGGTGTAACACGTTGTCACAGGGTTTACACATGACTGAATTCTCATATTGTAACATTTCGGCTTTGTTCGCAAACTCATTAGCTCGAGCATTATAATTCGTACCCAACAAAACCGTACCAAGTGCGGTGTTTACCGAATTCAATGCTGTGGCGGAGCTAGATACAAACTCAAAAATTAAGCCATGAAACTGATACATCTGAAAATTTTCAGCCACCCCGGACAACCACGGAAAAGTATGTGACGATCCTGCGTTGATGACGTAAGAATTGTTGACAAAACCAATCGACCCGGTAATGTCACCCAAAAACTCACGATGTCTGATGCGGACTGTATGTTCACTTCCTCCAAAAGTAGGAACTCCAGTCCCTGATACCAATGTATTCTGTTCAACTTTATAATCGCCCATTCCAAATACATCAGACAACCAGCCGCCCCCCGTGTTCCCTAAACGAGAACCCATGGGACCGCCAATCAATCCACCCAGGGCCCCACCCGCGGCTTGCAACAAGCTGCGGCCAAGTGAGGACTTTTTAGCAGGTACAGACGCCTGCTGTCGTCTTTGCGCTGGTGCTGGCCGTGCGCGCGGCCTCACGCCTCCCCCTCGGCGTGCAGAGCTTCTTTTATTTCGTCTATTAATAAATAGATTTTACGCCCCTGACAATTAATCAGCAGACAACCCCCGTTTCGGAGGACCATTCGCTCACATTATGGGGAGGGGTCGCAATGCCCTGCTAACGCTGTTGCCCCGACGAAATTCTTAATACATCACGTTCAATTCAGACCCGGCGCCATCATCAAACACGCCATCAACCTGAAGAACCTGATCCAACAAAGAAGACTGCACACACATACCTGGTGTAATCGACTCAAAAGATCGACAATGAGCCCTAAACAAATCAGCAGACAAATCATAAACGGTAGTAAACATATTGTCAACCGCGCATTGGTTGACTTCTACATCTGAACGTAACTTCAATTTATAAGGATTCTCATTACCGTAAATTTGTCCTTTGACATTCTTGTGTGTTCTAATAATATTCTGACACACTTCGCCAACACCAGGCACCCACATATAATGCTTATACCCTTTGGCCACACCAACCATATGGTTAAGTACTCCACTAGGTGCCAATTTCACATGAGGCATAAAACTTTTAGCGAGTACTCTTCCAGGCTTGGGTCCTAAAACCCTGGTGCCACCAACATTCCAGAACCTACCTGAGCAAAATTCCAACCGGTCATACTCATGAGGTTGCACTTGTGCGTATTCCAACTTATGACCAAACTCCTCGTAATATTTACGAATGTGGTCAAAGTCTTCAGCACATTGATCAGCGAAGTCCCTGGTGTCCCCACGACTAATCGATTGCGCACAAAATGGAACACCATCGTCCCCTAAGACGATCTTCGCCCAATCGGACAAAGGTATATTGAGGAACTTCATAAGAGCGGCCCACATCATGAAATTCATTTCAGAATTTCCATATGACGTGTTGATGCCCCCGGAGCCGGTTTTCCCGCGGTGCATAAACTTCCAACCACCTGCAGTCCTTCCCTTGACCTGCAGTTGTGATCTCATCAACATTGCAACATCTGGAGTAATATAACCTCCAACCCGGCAAAGTTGTGCACGAAGTGCTTCCCACTCAGTATGTCCATCAAAGCGGCTGCAATCATCCATGCCTGCATACCACCCCAACGACTCGTAATAATAAGCCAGCGCACCAACCTGATCACCAGTCATGCCACCAACATATATGCAATTTTGCTTAAGCGCCATTGGTACGTCATTCCAATACGCCTCGCACATGGATTTCTGCCACCAATAATATTCAGGACCAGTTCCAGCTAGGTACTCATCAGTCTTCCCACTTATAAATCTGGGGTCCCGTTTATCTTCATTCTTTCCCATTAAAATCTCAACTTTTGGGAATCCTTTGGTGGTTGCCATAGGCAATCCATTATTACGAGCTTCCTCATCAGCAGCCATAATTTGGTTACGTCGTTTGACTGGGATACGGGAGAAGAAACACTCTCTTTTCTCCTCAACCGTCGCAGCTTTCGCCGCAACAACGGGAAGTGCTTCATTTAAAGCAGCCAAACCTTCATTCCAACGTTGCCTCCTAATCAATGGGTCCCCAAGTGGTGCCAACAACTGGCGTTTCCTCAACGCTGCACCTTCATTACAAGGGCAATTGCGTGGGATCCAAATGGAATTAATTGCAACTGTAAATCCAACCCGATACTGAGATGGTTTACACTTGCAAAAACTAGACCCGACGTACTCGGCCAAAGCTACCGTAGTCAAAGTGACATTTCCGCATTCATCTGGAACGTTCTCTTCCACCTTGATAGGGTCAAAGGAAGCCTGGGTGCAATAGTCCTCAAAGAACTCTTTCCGTTGTACTGAATACTGCTTTCTATTTAGCATGTATTCAACAAATTTGTACAAACCATAAGCAATCCCAGCGAATGGCAACAGAGGCAACGAAACGACAGCCAAAATTGCGAGACGCCACATCCCCAATTCAGCCAAACCGTCGATTACTGTACGTTTCCAAATCTCAAATCGCATTCGTACTCGCTTCCAAAAGGAAGAGAAATCCTCATACTCATAATACACGTCATAAATCACACGTAGAGCCTCATTAGCCCAAGTATCAGGATAATCTTTCTTCAACTTCAACCGAGAAACTACCATATTAGTGCGTCCCAGAACAGCTTTGAATGTTTTATCATTGTACCCGTCGGTCTGGAAAGCCATCAAGACCTCTTGTGCAAAAGGCAACCATTCATTTGGTATATTAACGACAGCATCCATTTTTGTTTCCAACCAATCGATGTACAAATCATCAGTCATGATGACATGTCCTTCAAACAACTGCGAATCCTCAACTGGGACAGTGGTAGGAGTAGGAACTGGTTTCGCTGCCTCCAATTCCTTAATGAATCTCTCTTCCTTGAGGGTCATCTTTTCCTCTCCAGCCTCCTCAAGTTGCTCAATGCGATTCATAACAGCATCAAGCTTAGCATCCACGACGCCATTTAACTCATGATTGGCATCGATCAATGCACTGGCAACAAGTGCATTCTTCTTGCCACCCTTGGGCAAGGCCCCCCTAGATAATGGATCGGAGTCATCCTTGGGAACCTTAGGTTTCCAATTTCGCTTTTGGGCAGAATAGGTATTTTTGGGCTTCTGCTCCCAACCCAGGTGTTCCCCTGAAGGTCTTGGGGTAACACGTCCACCAGCGCGACCCGGTCTAGTAATATAATTACCGTTGGTTCGCGCCTCTGCCTTATCACTGTTCCTAACAATCATTTTGTCCATGGGTGATTAAGTGTGGTTGTACCCAGTTTTACCGAACCAGGCAACGTAGGAAAGTGTGACAAGATTCCCACTTCAACAACAACAAACAAAAGAGTGGAAGAATAAGGTGACCACCTTGGGTGTACAAGGTGTCTTAGGGCACAACGAGTTTATTGCCATGCTCCAATGGGTTCATCCCTAGGTCACTACAACGTCGGGCCCCATCCTGGTTAGGTTTTCACATGGCTTACGCCTCTAGATGCGTCCAGTATAGAGAAACTAGGCTAGCAGAGAGAAATGAGAGAACTAGAAATGTGCTAGAGCCTAGGTAAAATGATGCTTAC